GTTGATTCGCTCAGAGATCGTCAGTAGCGGCTCAACAATCCCCATCTGCTCTTCGCCGGCCAGCAAATTGCGATCCCGATAGCGAACAACCGGGCACACCCCGACCCCATGCGCATCCGTCGAGATGTAGGTCAGCCAACCACCCAATGCCGGGAGCCCCATGCCCATCGACACTCGGGGCGCATGGGGCTCGACGCCGAATGTGTATCGGCACTCCTCGTCGAATAGCACCAGGTGCTTCCCGCGCAGCCCGGCTGCCAACATCGGCCACTCGTCGGCGTCGTCCGCATACACCGCCGTCATCTCGCGAGGTGAGTAGCAGCGGAACTCCGGGCCAGGGTTTCCGCGCCCCCATGTCCCGGGAAGGGCGGTCGCGTACGCAGTCCCGTACTGGAGAGCGCCCCGCACCAGGCCGGTCTGCGCCGAGTCGAATCGATTGCGCTGCCACCACAGCCAGGGATCTTCCGCGTCCGGATCGGATTCCGACACGTAGCCGTCGACCTTCATCACCTGAGCGAAGGTCTTGACCAGCAGCGGGAGGTAGTTCGTCTCCGATTTGCGCGCGAGCTCCTTCATGAGCGCCGGAGCATCCTCGGGCACCTGTCGTGAGACCTGATATTCGCCGGACTCCCGATGCGATTTCAGTGCCTCGTGAAGGCGCGTCAGCCGCGCGGACTCGGCGGTCCGCACGTGCAGCAGTTCCTCGACCGTGGCCAAGGCGTTGGCTGGGCTAAGTGACACCTCGACCCCCTCGTCTCGCGCTACCGGAATGGGACTTTCGAGGTGACCACCGGACCGCGCCGAAGCGGGCGCACATGACGGCGAGTAGTGGGGCCGACAGGGACTCGCCGGCGCGACCCACGCGCCAGCCAGTCTTCATATCTTCGCGCGGCGCGGACCGCACCTGCTCGTCTAGTACCGGGTCAGCCAAATGAGTTACCTCGCCATCCCGGATCGCCTGCGCCAGAGACGCACTCGCCGCCGACTGCTCGGCGGCGTTCAGCGCGTAGACCTTGATGCCCTTCGCCAGCAGGGGCGCGCGAAGCACGTCGGCACCAGAGTCAGCCGGGAGGACCACCGGGCGACGACGGCAGCGCTGCACCAGCCATCGCACCGCGGCCTCAGACCCCGCAGCCATGATGTCATTCGGCAGCACCTCGACATGCACGCCAGGGGCAGGTGCGTGAGCCGCGACCGCGGTCCAGAGCCGGCCGGACGCATCCATGTCCAAGCCCACCGCCGCAAGTGGCCACGACGACGGGACGACGGTTAGTGCGAGGTCTCGCCACAGATCGGACGAGAGCGCCAATGTCGCCTTCGACGATTGTGGCGCCGGCCAGATATTCAGGCGCTCCTTGCAGAATGCCCTTGGCGAGAACGCCGTCAGCTCGTCCTCGATCGTCTGCACGTTGATCCGTCGGCCGAGCGCCGGGTTCGTCCGATACCAGCCTTTTCGGTCGGCCGCGATCGCTGCGATCTGCTCATCCGACAGCTTCACCAAGTCCACGTCGAGTGAGAACTCCACCCACGCGATGCGCTTCGGCTTCACCCCCAGCGCCGTCGCCCGGGTCCGCGCGAAAGGCTCCCCCTTGCCGCCCTCGCGCAGCGCGTCATCCGTGGGCGGCGTGCCCATGAAGATCGTCACCGGATCGCCAGACGGCGCCGCCGAGATCGTCGGCTTCAGCGCCTCCAGCTCTTCTTCGCGTAAGTCCTGCGCTTCATCGAGCACCAGCACGTCGACCGTGAATCCGCGCCCCGACCCTTTCGAGCGCGCCACGAACTCGATCGAGGCACCGTTGTGCAAGAGGATCGCCTCTTGCCCATTTGTGCGACGGATCTCCTTGACCATCCCCGCCAAGTCCGGAAAGTCGCGCGGATTGTCGAAGAATCCGAGCAGTCGCAAGAACGCCTTGCGTGCCGTCTTGACCTCGTGCGCCGTGTGCAGGAACCGCAGGCCGAGTACGACCATCCCGTACAGCTCGACGGCCTCGAGGATGCCGTTCTTCCCATTCTGGCGCGGGACTGTGATGCCCCACGTGCCGGCGCACCATCGGCCCCGGCGGTCACGACGCATCCACGTCTCACACGTCAGCGCCTGCCACGGGTCCAGTGCGAGGCGGTAGGCGCCCGCGAAGGCGACCGCGTCCCGGCCATCGTCTTCCGAGTGTCCGACCGGAGCGGGGGCGACGAGCAACCGTGGCTCTTGCGAGCCAGTCTTCATGCCCGGATCAGCTTGCCACCCGTTATTGCGACTCGCCTCGCAACCTGTGGCGTCATTTCGCTTTCCGCTCCTGCCGCCGCTTCGTGAACTCGTCTACTGGCGACACTGGCGCTTCGATCGCCACGGGGGAAGCGGCCCGACCAATACCGAGGGTTATAAGCATTTGACGCAGCGCGTTCTGCTGTTGCCGCGCCTCACCCAAGACGTTGTCGAACTTGACCTCGATCACCGGCTCGTCACCGTCGACGACGGTTCGGAAGCGCATCAAATTGAGGACACCCTCGCCCGCGATGACGCGGTCGAGTTCGTCGAGTCGGTCTGCCGCTCGACACGCCTCTAGCGCGAGGACGCCATCCGCGCCAAACTCACTGCGGCCCAAGGACTGCCAAAGGGCTTTGCCGCGCGCGCCGAGGTCGGCGACGCCACCTTGGTGATGTCGGACGTGTGCCTGGACGAGTTCACCGACCACGGGCACTGCGGCGTGCTCGCCGCCGACGGGTCCGTCGACAACGATGCGACGCTCGAGATCTACGCCCGTATGGCGCTCGCGCTCGCGGACGC